CATAACAGATATTGCAGAACACGTTGAAGAGTTCTATAAATTTAACATAGATCCTGACTACTACACACAAGAAGATTTTCTAGTGTTATGTCAAGAACGATGGGAAAGACACAACAACATAGAAGGACATCCAGTATGAATCCAGAACCAATCTTTATGTCACGCGCAGATAAGGTATTACATGAAGCTAATAAATTAATTAGCCAGGATAGGAACAAGCAATACGGTGATCCGCATACAAATATGCTAATGATTTCAAGGGCTTGGTCAGAATTACTAGGACACACTGTACAAACATGGCAAGTACCTGTTATGTTAGCGCAAATGAAACTAGCTAGGATATCTAGTGGTGGGTACAAAGAAGATTCTATCGTAGATGCAATAGGTTATCTAGCATTAGCAAGTGAGATAAAAGATAAAGAGGTTTCCAAACTATAAGGAGAGTACTTATGTTACTGGGTCTTACACCAAGCTTATTGATGCAATGGTATTTCACAGGAACAAACTCGGAATATCTCAAGAAGAACTTGCAGATAGGATTGGATGCGCTTCATCACTCATTCATAAATGGGAACAACATAAACGAGTACCTTCTGGGTTCTTGTTTACTTGTTGGTTAGACGCGCTTGGCTGCGAGATCACGATCAACTTCAAAAAAACTTAGGCAAGAATCCGCTACTTGTGAAGCGTGTGATATTGTAACTGATTTATTTGTAGCTATACTAGCTAGTATAGAACCAGTGAAACATTATATCATATGTTTAGACTGCTATCAGAGGGATACATGGCAAACAAAAATAAACTTAAAGGAACTTACCACGAAAACTGGTTCGTCAAATGGCTCCAAGCAATCGGCATCCAAGCCAAGAGAGTACCGCTCAGTGGTGCGCTCGGAGGAGAATACTCAGGAGACATCCACCTTGAAATCGGAGGAAGAAAACTGGTGGGTGAAGTAAAGTATAGGGATAAGTCTAACTTCCCTAGCCCATTCAAAGTATTAGAAGGCAGAGACATAGCCTTTTATAAGAGGAGAACAGGTACTCCTCAAACCCTAGTCATCCTTAGTGGTGATCAATTCAAACAACTCATGGAGGACAGTAATGTCACAATCACAGACAAAAAAAATACGCAAACATCTTGAAAGTGGTAAATCAATATCAGCATTAGATGCATTAATAGATTATGGTTGCTTTAGATTAGCAGCTAGAGTTTATGATCTTAAACAAATAGGTTTAAATATAGAAACATATACTGATTATGTATCGCCAGATAATAATAAGTTAATAACATTTTATAAATTAGCATCCTAACTAGGCATGGAGGAACCTAGCTAGGACACTATGAACATACGAACAGGGAGGAAATATGTTCACCACAAAATTAGCAGAAAATATATGGGCGACGCAACTAAAAAATCCTAGTAGTAAACTAATTCTTCTTGCGCTAGCTAGGTATGCTAACAAAAAATGTATGTGTTGGCCTAGTATTGAAACATTATCTGGCGATACTCTTTTATCAGAACGTCAGATCATGAGAATAATAAAACAATTAGAGGCAGACAAATTAATATCTGTCTATCGAGCAGGGTGGAATAAGCCCAACGTTTATACTATACATTGTGACACCATGTCACCCGAACCAAGTATAGATTATTATAATATAGTTAATGGTTAGAGTGACACCATGTCACCATAGGAGGAATGATTGGAAGACATTAAGAAACACAGAGAGTGGATTGTAATACAAGTAGCTGCACTACGTGCTAAGTTCTATGCACCTAGATTAGACCCAGAAATATACAAAGCATACATGATATCCTGGGCTGATGCATTGCAGATATATACTAAGCAAGAGATTACTGACGCAATGGCGGCTCATGTAAGAGACAGTCCAAATATCACACCCAACGAGGGCATGATTAGAAAATACATAATCAAACACAAGCCAAGACAAGCACCACAACCACCACAACCACAACCACAGGAGGAACGACTCAGTGTAGAACAACGCAGAAAAATATCAGCAGAAGTAATGGCTACATTTCAACGTGTAGCAAAAAAGCCTTGAAGTATATTGTAAAATATATTATAATCTTTGTACAAAATGGAGGAAGTAATGGAGAGAAAAGGATTTATTGGAGGATCTGATGCCGTCACAATTATGAATGGTGATTGGATAGAACTATGGGAAATTAAGACAGGTAGAAAAGAGCCACCTGATCTTAGTAAAAACTTAGCAGTACAAATGGGTATACTAACTGAGGACTTTAACATTAGTTGGTTCGAGCAAGAGTATAATAAAGATGTTATCAATCGCCAGTATGAAATACTTATGGGTGGTACAGATACTATGCCACCAATTAAAGGTACACTCGATGGCACAGTAATACGCACTAATGATATTATAGAATGCAAACACACTAACGCATTTAATAATATGGAAAAAGTTATCTCATATTATATGCCGCAAGTGCAGCTATATATGTATCTTGAAAGAGCAAGTGGTTGTTATCTATCTGTATTCTTTGGCAATAGTAAATGGGAGTGTGTGTATATTGAGAAGAATCCTAGTTACATAGTAAAATTGCTTGAAGTTATTAAAGAGTTCTGGAGTTATGTTAAAAGCGATACAGAGCCACCGCATACAACAGATGTAATATTAAAACACGATAGCATACCAATAGACAACATGGTAAAACGTGACGCTAACTTAGACAATGAGTTTGTGTCAGTAGCACATGATTATATCGAGCACCAAGGGAGTGCTAAAATATTTGAGGGTGCAAAGAAAAGTTTAAAACAAATGGTTGGTCATAACGAAAGGGAAGTATACTGCGATCAGCTAACAATCAGGCGCAACAAACGTGGCGCATTAACAGTTCATGTAAAGGAGGAAAAATCATGAGCGATAATAAAGTACAAGCAATCAAAGCTTTAAACAAAGCACAACAAGAAATGGGTAAGGCGTTGAAGAACGCCACCAACCCACACTTCAGAAGTAGCTACGCAGATTTAAAGTCTGTTGTAGAAGCAGCAATGCCAGCATTCTTAGCCAATGGGTTTGCAGTTACACAACCTAATGGAGCAGATGAATTAGGTGATTATGTAGAAACAATACTTATGCATAACTCTGGCTTCTCATTTAAATCTAAAGTTTACCTACGATTAGGTAAGCAAGATATGCAAGGGTATGGTTCAGCTACTACCTACGCTCGACGCTATGGTTTGCTAGGTATGGCAGGAATAGCACCAGAAGATGATGATGGTAATGCGGCAGTTGCCTCGTCTAAAAATAAATCAACACAATCCAAAGGGGATTTCTAATATGAGTGACTACGATAATACCAACACAGGTGCAGCCTTCAAACCTTTTGATAACATGAAGTTAATACTGCAAGGTAAAGTAAACCTTGAAGGTAATGAACGAGATGTAGTTCTTATTACTGACACAACCAAGTCAGGTAAAAGAATTATCAAAGCCTATCAAAAGCTAGGTGTTATGTTTGAAAATGATAGCATGAATGAAAAAGCACCTAATTACAGTGGCTCTCTTGATGACTATGCTACCAATAAAGATATGAACTTAGCAGGTTGGAAACGTGAGAAAGATGGTAACTCTTATATCTCTATGAAAATTTCAGAGAAGATGAATCAGACACCTGATGTTAACCAATCTTTATCAGATGATTTAGGAGATGAAATACCATTTTAATTTGTCGTGGGTTTTTAAGTATGTACTTATATACCCACATAACAGGAGCGGTGGCCCACCCAAAGGGCAAGCCGCTCCGTATAGTAGGAACCAATGAAGAAAGAAAAATATCCAAACTCTTTAGTAACAAAAGCACACAAGCTAGCATTTGAAACTGAAGTACCTAACAAAGAGATAGCTAAAAAATTAAAGCTAACTGACAGACAATTGCGTTATGTTTTGTATAAACTAAAACCGCAACCTACTCCTCATGAAATGTATATAAATCATTATTACGAAGAAGTGACAGATAAAATAGATCAAGCCTTAGAAGCTGAACGAAAACCTACAATCACTGAAAGTTTCCTAGACTTTTTTATTGCGGATAAATTCAGATGACTAATACACAACAGATAATTGACAGACTTAAAAGAGTAGCTAGTATTATACAGGTAGATGCTCTTGAAAAAAACAGAGCAGGAGTTAGAAACAGAGGTGATGAATTACTAGCATTGCTCATTGTATTGGAGGATAAATTAAATGAAAGCAACAGTACAGAAGTTTAAAATAACAGAAGAACAAGAGATACTTTATGGTAAGCTAATGAAAGCATCAGCTATTGCCATGGGTCAGCAACCTAAACTACCTCAGCTCAATGTATATGAAGCACAAAATAAAAGGTTTGAAGGTAGAAGAAAAGAAGCTTATGATATTATAGAAGAGTTTGGGCCATTAACAGTAGTTGAGTTACAAAATTTTATGGGCTTTCAAACTATTCAAGGTGCAAAAAATATTATACATAAACTAACAAGGCAAAATAAAGTTAAAAGATTACCTAATTTAAATAAAAATAGATATGTTTTATATGAAGTAAAATGATGACAGAATTAACAATCGTAAAGTTTCTTAAGCGTATGGATAAAGCTAACGTACCTAAGAATGGCTATCCATATGATAGAGTAATAACAAGTGACAAGTTCTTAGTGCAGTTAGCACAAGAGGTTGGTGATTTATGCACTACAGTTATTATGTTGAATGATGAACTAGAAAGAATAAGGAAAAATTCTATTGATGTTTAACGTTGATACACTGGCAATCAATATAAAATAATTCACCACCTCTATCATCTATAGCATTAGCCATAGCATAGACTGCTTTCTTAATATTTTTCTCACATCTTTCTTGTGTTGTTTCTGCAATAGGAGGAACCCATCCCTTACACATATCACCTTGAGAAAAGGTAGCGCAATATATCATAGCCATAATCCACATTATAAACAAACCTTTACGCGGCTTACTTCACCTTCTTCTTTATGATATGTAATCCCCTGCATCTGTGATCGACTGCTATATGCATGACTAGAAGCATAGGAATCTTTACCTGTTACTGCACGTAGCTGTTCAACAAGAACACCGCCTATCTCACGCATCATTGTGTGGTGTAGGTGTCCAGTAAAATAAAATCTATGTTTAGTTCTACCCCATATATCAGGCCAGGCATCAGCCATATGCATAACAAGTCTATCTGCCTTAGCTTTATCTCCATGGTGCGCGGCAATCATAACACTTCCAAACTCATGCACAAAGAAATCAGCAGACGTTTGTTCAACGGTTACTCTAATATTATTCTTGTACCGCTCCGCGATTGCAAACATCACAGCCAAATAAGAAGTCTCGTTGTGATTACCACGCAGTACTCTGCATATTACCTGCTCATGTTTCTGCAACGCACAATCAATTGCCGAAGCCAACGCAGTTATTGCACACCTTAGAGAATAAAAAAATCTTTCAGAGACATCGAGTGGATGTTTACTTCTAGGAGTCTGAGCATTGTTATCATCAGCGTGAGTAAGATCACCAACATCTAACACCAATGCATATTTAGATTGTGGTGAACTAGCAACACACTTAGCCATCCCAGTTCTAATTCTTTCTACTGCAATGTCAGAATTATATTCTTCACCAGTCTCGCTAGCGTGCGCTCTCATGCCTATGTGTGCGTCAGCGATAGGGTAAAGGGTAAGCAAGTTATCTTCCACCACCTTAGGAGGCTTTACAATCTCACACAGAACGATTCCATTTATAACATCTCTTATTGATTCCGCTATATCGTTTGTATTTAAGCTATCTGTTTCGTTTCTAAAATATAAACTAACATCATCAGTCTTAATCCAACCAGAATGTACAGCATTAATGTTTGCCATACCTGTTTCATTCATGGCATACTTTATACCGTCATCAACTTCTTCATATTTCTTAGCTGAATTTATTCTATGCCTTAGAGCAGAGCGACTAATCCCTAGAGCCTTAGCCGCTTTGACTTGGCTACCATACTTAACAACAGCATCAAGTGCCTCTTGTTGTTTTGGTGTCACTTTCTTTCCTTACAAATACACTTGTCTATACAAGCGCATGATTCTTTGCATATACATTTATCTCCGCATTTACAAGTCATGTCAATTTCCTACTAATGGATTGTCTAATGCTTCTTGTAATCTTTCAATTAATCTATCTTCTAATTGTTTTAAATTATAATCAATGCGCTCCTCTGTATCTCTCATTGTATCACGCACATCTTTTTCTGTTTCTCTATTCAAAGATTCTATTTCTCGAAGAGAAGAATTAACATCTTTATTTAACTGGTTCATCTCAGCTAGTGTATTTTCTACCATTAAATCTATTGATGCTTGTGTGTTTTTAATTTTTTCAGAAGATTTTTCTACCTTGTTATCTATCTTATCTATGTAACCTTCTAGCTTTAATATATCATCACGCAGATTATTCTTAATGTCTTTGCTGTACTCCAACGCACTATCTAGTTTTGTTTGGATTAGTGTGTTCTGAGATTTAATAGCACTAATATTTATATTTTGTATAATGCCTTTCATGTCCATGTAGTCTTTGTAAATTTCAAAGCCACCCCACAATCCACCGCCAAGTGCCGAAACAATTGGTACAAGTAACATTAACTTGCCACCTTTTATCTTTGCTCCTGCTATTTCTACTTCAGCCATATCACACTCCTAGTTTTCAAATGATAAACTTCTTAGTTGATTAATTTCTTTTTGTAACTTTAATACTTCTAGTTCTTTCTTCTGTAATTCTAGTTCATACAATCTATTACAATCTATTCTTGATCTAGCCCTAGCACCAAGAGGTATTGTTATCCTACTGTATACACCTATGTCACCAGTTTGTTTGCTATTATCTTTTCCTTGTATAATACCTGTAACACCAAACTCCCAATTAGTTGCTGACCCTATAGCATTAGAACAATCTAATTCCCCTGCTCTAAACTTATCTGCTTGAAAGTTTTGATTTGCGTTAGGTAAAGAAAGATTCAAAGAGTTAGATGCAGAATCAGCCAAAGCTATTATTGCAGTACAACCAGAGATAAATAATACTAATACTATTAATAATATTATTCTCATTTTTTTATCTTAGAACATATGCGTGAAGCTATCAATGTAACCTGCTCTTTACCTTTAAATACTTTTGATTCAGTGCAAATGTAAACAGCTTTAGCTATGTCTCTTGACCTTATGTATACATCAAATATTTTTTTCTTATTATATCCTACCTCTATTATATTAGCAGTAGATGCAAACGGTACTGGCTTCCAGTTATCAGTAAAGACACCTATCTCATACCAGGACACATCACTTCTGCGATTAAATATTTTTAAGTTTGCTACTGATACACCCTCTACATAAGACGACTTCAGCTTTGGGTAAGCTGGTGTCATCTCATGTGCGTGTAACGAACTACACAAACATACAGCTATTATTACTTTGCTATACATTCTGCTTTAATTAATGCTGTGTAGTTACCAGCAGGTAAGGACTTAGTGCTACCATACTGAGCAGTAGAAGCTACAGTAAACCAAGTGCTACCAGCTAATGTTAAGTTAAACTCAGTTACATTATTGTAAGTAACCTTAGCGGCTTCGTATCCACTCATAGCTGTGACGCTTACTTGTCCTACAACTGTACTACCTGTCCATGCTACTGCATCATTAAGTGTTGGACTAGATGAAAAGCTATTAGGGTGTGTAAACTTTGCCTTATAATAATCTGCCTGGGCTACATCAATTCTAATTGAAGCTGGAACGCCACCATCTGCTGGTACTGTGGACAGCTTGTAAGGGAGGGGGTGTCCATAAACACCAGAGGTTTCTGTCCATACAGAACACTTGGGTTGTACTTGACCTGTAATGGGAGAATCAACTGCCATTGCAGGAGTTGCTGATAATAAAAATATTAATGGTACTATTTTTTTCATGTCATTTCCTAATCTTTATATTGTGATCTAACTATTTTTTTGTGGAGCTTATCCTGTTTTAAATTTCTTAACGCTTTACCGTTATCTTTTATGGTACTATCTACTAATTTAATTGTTTCTTCATACTTACCACCTTCTATAGTTGCACTATAATAACCATCTAATGTGCCAGCCGCAGCCATTTGCTGCATCATTGCTAGTTGTTGTGTTGGATTTGCTATTTGTTCTGCCGCTCCTGCAACAGACAATGCTCTTTCCATTTTTAATTCTTCTTGTTCTTCTTCTTCTTTCTTTTCTTTTGCGGCTTGCTCTTCTTCTTGTTCTTCTGTCTTACGATCTAGTTGATACTGAACCCATTCATCATAGTAAGGATCATCTATTGCTGGCTCATTATTAAGCAGATCATTGTCTAAAAGATACTGATACAAAGCATCTTTAAAGTTAGGGCAGCTAGGATCAGAGAGTGGAATATAACAAGGATCAAATTTATAATTGTACGCTACTATTACATCGCTAAGTGTTGCACCATTACTAGCTGTAATACTTCCTTTTCCCCACTTAGTGCCAAGAGAAGGATTAACAACATCAAATCCTATCTTAGTATTGCTTGGTAACTGATCCCAGTTATCGTGTCTTTCATATATATTACCAGTTCCGGTGCTGTTCTTATTTACAATAGAAACTGTAGAATCTGCACTGCTACTTTTATTTATTGTATACTTATGAAATATTCCTTGGACTTCTAATCCTGCTTCGGGTGGCAACACATCTGTCATATTCCAAGTGTGTTTATTCTTAGCTACATTGTTTGTTCTGCCATATGTGTAATCAGAATATAAACAAGAGGGCCAAGAAAAGACCAATAACAGCACCAGCACCTGTTGCGGTGTTCTTGGTATCATCATCCCATTCCTCCTTTGCTCCTGTCTTAGCATCAGGAACTAAGTGTGGGTTATTTTTCCATGCGTCTTTAGCTGGCTGACCTACAAGGCCATCAAATGGACATGGTGTTCCAGCATTCATCATGCTTTCAAACACACGCTTGTCCATGCAAAGTACGCTAACTGCTGCAACTTTCATTCCCATATCATAGAGAACTTTAGCGTTCTTTAATCTTTCGCAGTTCATATCTCTTGTTGTAGCACCTATTGAAATACCTAGTATCTGTGTTTGAACTGCACCTGACATACCTACTGTGCATAAGTCTGAGTTAGAATTATTTATTGTAGGTGACATTGCTGAGGGTGGAGGTGACTTAACTGTAGTTTCTGAACTTAAAGTAGAGTTAACAGAAGATGTTGTATTACTATTAGTCTCTATACAATTAGCATTAGTAGTGCTGTCACACCCTTCAGCGTAAGCCATAGGAACTAGCACCATTAAAAATAATAATGCTAAGAATGCCCAAGCTATATATGTAAAAGTTTTTATCATTAACTTGGTTTTGTCGGCCAGGTAACGCTTTGCGGTGCGCCTGATTGAGCTGTTATATCTAGTAAAGCCGTTCTGTAAGCCTTCCACTCATTTTGTTTAGAAGTTGATAACGCATCCCAGCGTAAAGGATTACTAACTATTGGGTCTACTTCTCCTTCTAATAGCCCATTTCTTATAGACCTCAGACTTATCATTGCATTTTTGTCAGTTTGACCAGTAAAGGCCGCTATGTCGCTACCTATTAAAGTTTTTAAACTTGCATTATTTATTGTTGTGTCTGTGTCATCGTCGTTTATTGTATAAGGTATCCAACCAAACTCAGGATGATTTATTTCTACGTCTATAAGTGAGTTGTCACTTCTAACGTATTTTGCATTTCTACACTCTGATATTGCTATTGCCATTTTTTATAATCCTTTATGATATTCTACACCAAAGCGATTTCTTACTTCCGTCACCGCCACTTGATGATGTAAACCCCATGTTTCTCCAAGTACCCGAAAAGTTAGTTCCACTGTAAGTCCAAACAGGGTTGCTGTAAGTTGCAGTGAAGTCGCCTGCACCAGCAGTACTACTTGCAAAGATATCGGCACCACTACACGTACTACCGTGGCCTACGGGGTAAGAACTGGAGTCGTGACGTATATAGGCTACGGCATAAGAACCAACGGTGCCAGCACTGGTTGAGGGTGTTCCAGATGGACCTGTTGGACCAGTAGAACCAGTTGGACCTGTAGGGCCAGTTCCTCCGCTAGGTCCAGTCGGACCTGTTGGACCTGTTGAGCCATTAGAACCATTACTTCCTGCTGGACCTGTTGGACCAGTTGGCCCAGTAGAACCTGTTGGTCCTGCTGAACCTGTTGGGCCTGCTGGCCCAGCTGGACCTGTTGGCCCAGTACCCCCATCACTTCCATCATCTCCTGCTGGACCTGTTGGACCCGCTGGACCAGTGCTACCTGCTGGACCTGTCGGTCCAGTTGGACCTGCTGGACCTGTTGGACCTGTTGGGCCAGATGTTCCTGCGTTAGCTACAGTAGCTTTTTTCCAAGCACTTGCAGAAGTATCATAGACAGGAACTAAATCATTTGAAGCTACAGAAGTAATAGTAGCATTTGCAGTTAAAGCCGTTGCAGTTACATCAGCATTTGTAGCAACAGTATCTAGTTTTGTACCGTCAGTTGCTATATCTCTACCGTCAACAGTGCCAATGTCGGTAGTAATATTTCTACTACCATCAATAACCTCTGTACCACCAACTTTAATCGCCATCTTCGTTACTCCTTACTTCTAACTATTAGCGTTAATTCCATCTCGGTCCTTCAAACCAAGCTACTAGAGAACGCCTTACACCACTCGTAATAGGCAAAACTCTATGACTTAAATAACTTGGAAATATTAATACTGTACCTTTTTGCTTTGAATTTGCTGGTGTTTCCACTTCTGAAAATTCAAAATCCCCACCTTCATAATCAGAAGGGTCAGACAGTTGCACTGTGATGCTTAGTTTTCTATCAAATGGTTTTGTTTCACCCCAGAATACATCAGTGTGCCAATCATAATGACCTTCTTCTGAGGCATGGTATTCTGTATATTGCAAGTCAGCATAGTTTTCGACACGCACATTAAAAGCATTTCTATTAGCTATTTTTATATACTCATACAAAGCTGTTCTTATCCAGGCTTCATTATTAACCCAAGAAACACGACTTGAGCGCGCATCATTTTGCGCGTTAAATGTAGTTGCCTTGTCGGGTTGATTTTTTATGCCAGCGTTAATAACAGCTTCAACTTGTTCTTTATTAAAACCATCTTCGCCACGCCACATCTGCCACCCATCTCTCATTTAATTACATACTCCCATTTGCATTTAAATCGCCAACGATTGTTAAGTTTCCAGAAGCGTCAAGCTTCATTTTATTTGTACCACTTGTGGCAAAATATAAAACCCCACTATTTTCAGTGATAGTCCAATTTCCTAAATCAACCGTAGTAGCATTTACAGTTGTTGCGGTTAAATTTCTAAACGAACTAGCATCCTTATTCGCGTCAACAACTACAGCCTTGCTTGCCGCTACCGTTCCAGCAGTAATGCCATCAATTGTTTCTAGTTCCGCTTCACTTATGTTTGCACTTCCAATAACAAATGACCCAGCAGTCACTGCGCCAGAGGCAGTTACACTTGTTATATTTGGATTAGCACCAGAACCAGCAAGTGAAGCCATATCTGCAATAACTGAACTAGTAGCTAAAAGATTTAAATCTTCTACAATAGCGGATGTTGCAAGTGTATTTATGTCTGAAATAATATCCGTTGTTGCCAAAGTATTCATATCAGAAATAACATCTGCATTAGCAAGCAACGCCATGTCAGCAATAATATCTGAGGTTGCCAACATTGCCATGTCTGTAATAACTGCCGATGCGCTTAGAGCCGCCATTGCAGTAACATTTGCGCTTGTTCCTAAATTACCCATTGCGGTAACATTTGCACTCGTTGCTAGTAAACCCATGTCCTCGATAACTGCACTCGTAGCAAGCAAGCCCATATCTTCAATGACCGCACTTGTTGCAAGTAATCCCATATCTTCAATTACCGCAGATGTGGCTAGTAAACCCATATCTTCAATGACTGCCGACGTTGCCAATAAACCCATGTCTTCTATAACTGCGCTTGTTGCTAAGAGAGACATATCTTCTACAACTGCCGCAGTACCTAACAATGATAAATCTTCAACAATTGCTGACGTTCCAAGTATTGCCATATCAGCAACCGCCGCAGTTGTTCCTAAAACTCCAAGAGCAGTAACAGATTCACTTGTTCCGAGTCTTCCTATCTCTGTAGCTTTTCCAGCAACCGCTCCAATGTCAGTAGCATCTGCCGCAACCGCAGTAACATTACTTGCAATACCTGCAACAGTCGTTACATTACTAGCGACTCCTGCAACCGTTGTTACATTACTAGCTATACCAGCAACAGTTGTAACATTAGCCGCTATACCTGCTGTTGTGTTTATATTAGCTGTAATTGCAGAGAGAGAGTTAACATTAGCTATAGTAGGGCCAACTTCTGCTGCACCAGTGCTTGCATTAAAACCTAGAACAGTTCCTTTTCTTACTGCAACAAGAGGTAATTCCATACTTACTGCTGTATCAGAATCCGCTAAGTGTAATGCTCGATCAATTGTATCGTCATTGTCAGCTTGAATAGCAACAAATCTATCTAGTTCAGTATTAAGGGTATCTATAGCAAACGAACCTGATACTGGAAAGTCTGTTGTTCTTGATAAAGCAATGCTTCTTGTAATAACAACGGTGCTTCCACCACTTGCACCAGTTACAGTATTACCAGATGTAGTATTTATAGTGCCAGTAGAGCCATTACCACCTGATATTGTGTAGTGTGTTGTTAAAGTTTTCTTAGTACCATCTACATAGAAGTTAAGATCAGCTTCAGCAAAAAACTCAAATGGCACAGTAAATGCTGTCTGAGTTGCACCCTCATTTACCGTATATGATATACGCGGTGTATTGTCTGATAAACTAATAGTCATATTTAACCTCTTTTTTCTGCCTTATATCGCAAGCTTTTTCTGTGCAACGCACAATTACCTTAAAACTTTTCCTATTGTTTGAGTAAATTTATTAAACATAAATAGATTTAAAAATGGAGCTCGACCTAAAAATTGCGCGCCAGCTTCCCCATAATGACCATTGTAAATTAACCTTACTATTTCTGCTTGTTCTTCTATTAAAGAAGGAACAGCACCAAACAGTCCAGCAACAGCAGATACCTTACCAAAAGCTGGATCTGTTGTGTTAAATTTAGGATTAATTTCCCCTAAAGGAGTTTCATAAGTTGGATTAAAACCCATTTCGCCAGCAAAATGTAATCCTTGATAAAGAGCATCACTATAAATAGATAGCATACCAGAATAATCTAAAGACCTAGCAACAACATCTGCCCACGAAGCTTGTTCCTCTCTCCAATTTGGGGTTCTTAATTGATATTGTAAGTTTCCTGCACCAAAAGCTAATGCAGCTAAAAAAACAAAATCACCCTGTTTGTTAGAAATCATGCCTTGAGCAACAGCACCAGTTATTTTAGTAGTTGCAGCTAAAAGATAAGAATAAAATTGTAATGGTTTACTCCATACTGCACTTTCTACCCTTGCATAACCTGTAAATTTTGGATCTTCTTTTAATCCTGGAATAAATTTAGCTAAACTCATTCTTACATACAAAACATTATCCATTATAATTGGCCTATCAGCAGGAGTAGCCATTATAATAGCATTTAAAATTCCATTACTCATATGCGCTTGAAATCTTGTTATAATTTCGTCGTTAACTTTGCCTTGCCATTTATCTATGTTCGCTAAATACAATCCGCTCCCATCTTTTTTTGTATTTTGAGTAGGTGCGGCAGCTATAATTTTTGCTGCGTTCTCATCAATGCCACCTCTTAATAAAAATAGTTGTTCAAATTCAGAAGCTTGGCCTTTTGACCATTTTTTAGAATAATCAATTATAGAATGAGCTCTAGTTAAAGCTTCCCAATTTTTAAGAAAATGAGTTGCGTGTGTTAATCCATTTAAAACATAAAAAGAATTTACAATGTTCTCCCAACCACTTCTAACTGGACTGGCAAAATTAGAGTTACCATCAAATCTATGGTGCGCTCCAAAAAAAGCTAACTCCATAGCTTCGCCTGTCCATTTAGGCATGTTTTGTTTTATTGCACTTATTTCAGGGTTCATTAAATTTAAATTTGCTAGCAAAGCTTTACTAGTACTTCTCCAACCATGATTCATTGCAATAATTGCTGGCTCACTTATAGTTCCTAACGCTGCATTAGGCAAATACCATAAACCAGCTATATCTGTTGCTACTTTAAAAGCTTTTGTATCCCATCTAGCAGGATTTCTGTTATTTTGACGTAACAAAACATCGTAACTGTGTCTAAAATTTTTAGCTTGCGCTCTTGCAGAAGTTAAACTCATACCATTTTCAAGACCATCTTCTACTATTTCGTGAATAAGATCATCTATAGTTTTTCCACCAAACATAACATCAAATTCATATTTAGGTGTCATTCTTTGATCATAACTACGAATAACAGCCATTGGATTTGTTTCAATAAAATCTACAACTAAATGATTTGGTATAGTTAACTCTCTTCCTTTAGAGTGTTTAGACACATTTCCTGCAATATGTAATTCATTTACGTTAACGCCATCGTTTGCTTCATTTAAAATTAAATCTGTTGTTTTTTTTGCTTCTAATTTTAAATCATCTTCTGTTCTAAATATTTGTTTTCCTGTTTTAGGGTCAATTTTAGGCGTTTGATTTCTATACCAATTAACTAAAATGCCTTCAAACTCATCTCTATTTTGCATAATTTTTGTATTACTCCAATACCTTGCAAAATAATGTGGATCATTTTTAGCTTGTACTTTTTGTAATTTAGTTTCTTCAAAAAATAATCGAGCATCTTCTAACTCAATTTCTAATCTTCTTTTTTCTTTATTTACATAATTAATATATTCTTGTTCTGACATTTTTATTCTTTTGTCAGATTGTAATTTACCAGATTGATATTGTTTAATTGTTGTTTTGTATCTTGTTTCTAAATTTGTTAATTGTTTTTCTAATTTAAAAACTTTTGTTTTCCAATATTTTCCAGAACCTATTAATCCACGTTCTCTTAATAATGGTTCCCATTCTGTAAAATATTCATTTATTAATTTAGCTGCACGTTTTTCATTTGGGCCTTTTAAAAGTTTAGGATTTTTAATAGCTTTATAATTTACCATTGTTAACCAATCATCAACAGTACCTATACTTTGATCGGCTCCTTTCCATTTAGTAACAGCTTTACTACTTCTTATTCCTGCTCCTATATTTGATAAATTAATTCCAGCAGTAGTTACAGTATTTGGCATTCTTCCAGACTCTAACGCCCACAAATCATTTAATTCATTATTTATTTTCCAAACAGTTGAGCCTGTTCTTATTTTTGATAATGTATAAACAGAGTTAGGAGTTGCAAAACCTGCCATATTTCCTGCAGTAATCATAGAATGATCATTTATAAGCATAGCCATATAATCAAAAGTTTTTTGGCCTTTAAAATTGTTGTTCCAACTTTTGTAAGGAGATGGTAAACTAGTCAGAAAAAACTTTTTTATAGGATTGTTATTAGTAAAAATTTTCGTGCTACGTTCTGGAATTTTTTTCTCAATAAAATCTTTACCTTTAGCTATTGTTTTTTTTCTATTAAAAGTTAATTGAGTTGCTATTTTTTCTGGAGTTGGTTGTGCATTATCAAATAAAACTTTGTTCATTTCATTAATGTTATTAACAGTATTTTTTAAAACTTTATTTGAGTAAGTTCTTGTTCCAAATTTAATACCTGCGTTTAAAAAAC